GAATAGAAGTTGCTGTTGTAAAAAAATCTTTCATTGCTATTATATATGTTAAATCTGCATTAGTTATACTTACAGCTCCGTCAGTTGATGCAGACCCAGAAGCATTTGCATTTGTATATGAAACACCACTTGTAGCTGTTCCACCCTTGCCTCCTTTAACTCCATTATTCGTAGTGTAATTTTTAACACAGTTAGTAGTTCCTGGGACAGATGCTCCACCAGCTCCAGCTGTAGGTTGTTGATTTGTAGATTCTGGTTCTAATTCTCTTCCACCATTTCCACCATTTCCTCCATTTCCTCCTACAACACCACCTAATAAACTACCACCTTTTGCTCCAGCTCCAGTTCCATTAGCAAAACTACTTCCATTATTACTTGTAGCAGTAGCTCCATCTAAATCAGTTGCATTTTGTCCTGCATTACCTGTGTATCCATTATTATAAATTTTTATTCCTGAACCTGAAAGAGTTAAAGTGTCTCTTACAAATATTCTATATCCTGCACTATGTATTTGTGTGCTAGCTGCTAATGTTAATGATGTATAATATTTATCAGAAGTTAATTCTACGCTACCGCTAAGACTAGCAACTCCGTCACTTCCATTTCCAAATATTCTAGATGCTGTTATTAAATACTCAAGTCCATTCTTTATATATATTCCATTACCTCTTATTTTACCATCTGTTCCAAATGATATATTTGCATTAGCTCCTGTGTTAGCAGTAGCTCCTGCGTAAAAAGCACTTACAGGAATACTTCTTTGATCGGTTACAGCACTAACATTAGATTGAACTAACCCAACAAAAGAATTTGCATTTTCTATTGAAGCTTCACCTTGAAGAGAAATATTTGAACTGCTTATATTTGTAGTTAAATCATTTGTAGATCCAGTAGTAAAATCAATATGTAATTGTAAATCATTTGCTTTATCATATGTTCCAGCATTAGTTCCAAATGACCTATAATTACCACTATTACGAAGACCAGCAACATCATTTGTATCAAGTATTTCATCCCAAATACCTATGTTCTTCATAGAAAACTGTCCCCATACGTCTGTAGAGGGAAGTTTTTGACCTATAATTCCAGTCATTGATACACCAGCATAACTAGGAGTTGTCATAGAAGCTGATCCGCTCTTTGTAATGCTGTCACTTGAACTGTCTGTATTGATATATATTTTAGTACCAGATGTACTAGTTGCCATCGTACTTGTAATAACTACAAAATACCATGTATTAGCAGATAAAGTAGTATCCCCAGTCATAGTTATTCTATCACTAGATGTTGCCCCTGAACCATCAAACCAGCTAAATGATATTTGATCACTAGGATTTTTATCTACACCATACCCTTTATAATCAGAAGCATGATCATGACTTCTAAATATTGGTTCACTTGAGCCTAAAATTGGAAAATAAATCCAAAATGCTATAGAAATTCCATTACCATCTGCCTCAGAAAGTCCTTTTATTGCTATCTCTGATGAAGAAGTTGTTGCTCCCAATGATAAATAATCATTAATACCATCTAATTGTAAATAACCACTTTCTCCTGTATTATGTAATTTTGATTCAGCTATTGTCCACCCATAATTACCTGAAGCATCAGCTCCTATATGACCACTTGTAGCATTAATAGCTCCTTTAAGAAAAACATTACCACCATATAATCCATATCCACTTAAAGCACTACCAGCATTAAGACCTGAATCTGTTATACCTGATAACTTTCCCACTCTTACTTTAGTAGTTCCTGTACTATGCCAATTAGCATAACTATCTACTCCATCTTTAACATCTATAAAAGGAGCATTAGTATCATCTGAAGTAAGATATAATATGCCTTGTCTATTAGCATCTCCAGTATTACCTATCCTTACAAACTCATCTCCTGCCGCGGGAGCAGTTCCATTAGTAAATCCAGCAGATTCAGTAGTAACTACATTATTAGATACAGATGTAACTTTATAAACTTTTTTATGTACAACATTAGTTGCATTGTGAGCTGCATCTCCATCTACAAAAGAATTTACATTTACTCTTTGACTTATAATTATATCATTAGCAACAAAAGGACAAGTAGCAGTACCACTAACAGTGCTCTCAAAAGTTATTTGACCTATAGCATCTGATCCACTTGAGTAATTAGCAACTGATTCTACTTTAGCAGCTGAAGTAACAATAATAGAACCATTAGTTGCTCTTATTTGTTGTATAACTAACTCATATACATTTAAAGTTCCTCTAATATATAAGTCATCAAATGTAGCAGTTACAGTAGTATCATCATCTATTTTCCATCCATTACCAGTAAAGCCATCACTAAATGTAGCTGAATTTAATTTACCATCATTTACTAAAGTTAATGTAGTTCCATCAAATGTAAGATTAGCCTCGGCATTCATAGCATCTGTTCCAGTTGCTGTAACAATACGATTGTTAAGTCCATTTGACATAAAATCTGAAACATCTACAGAAATGTCATTTGTACCAACATCAATACCAGTACCAGCTCCAACAGCCATTACAGCACTAGAAGCTGTTAATCCATCACCAGCAAATAATGTAGCAATATCATCTATTGATTCTTTATGTATTCCATTATCACCAGCATCATTAAATGCTATCATATCTCCAGTTGCAATTTGTTCTGCTGTTAATTCATTAATATCAAGTGCAAATGTTCTAGTGTTTGCTCCATCAAATGTTCCACCTGAAGACAAGCCTGCCCCTGCTGTTAATGCATTTGGAACTTTTAATACAGAAAGAGTATCACTTGATAACTCAAGTGTAGATGTATCAGCTGTATTTGTATTTAACATTGTACCTTCTACAGAATTAGCTGCTATAGTTATAGCTCCCCCAGCTGCTATAGTTGCATCTCCACTTACATTTGCAAATATAGAATCTTCTAGATTACTAAATGTTATTTTCTTCTCAGTTCCGTTATCTGAAAATACAAAATGATCTTGAGTTTGATGAAGACTAGCTCCCCCTAAAGCAGTTAATTCATCAATATTTAAAGAGCCACTAGTTCCTGTAGTAGTAGTATTTACTGTAGATGATACAACTATTGTTTCACCTTGAGAAAGAGTCCTGTTAGATAACTTATCTAAAGATTTAGGTTGAGCTGATTTTTGTAATCTTAATGAATATAATTCACCACCATGATTAGCAAATAAAACAACACCTCTACCTCTTACATATCTGTATTCAATATTGCCTTCAGATAAATCATATACTGTAGGATGACCTTGTTTAATAGCCATGTTACCTCACCGATTTTAATCTGTATGATATTGATATGTCGTTTATTTTAAATCCAGCTGGGACTGTTCCATCAGTTGTAAACTTTAATGCAAATGAATATATATTATTAGCTTCAGATGATGTGTTAGGCTTTAATTCAGCTCTTTGCCATCCATTAGCTGTAGCTAATTCATTACTAGCAAAATTTGTTCCATCTTTAAATACTTTATCAAATGTAGTACTGCCATCAGCTGCAAAATGAACTTGTACATTACTAGCTGAGTCTCCAGTATCATATGTTATATGAACTCTATAAATCTTTTTTCTAACACCAGGGTGACCAAAATCAAAATCTCTAGTTTGAATAACCATATTATCAGAAGTATCTGCAGTATCATCCCATTGATACATTTTATCTACATCATTACCAGTATAATGAATAAGATTACCATTAGAATCATGTGTCATATTTGTTTTAGGCTTATCATCAAATGTACCAGCTGAACCTTTAGTCCATGAACTAGTTACCATATCATATAAATATATAGAACCATCTCCATTAGTAGTTATATCATCTACAACAATAAGTTGTCTTTTATCTCTTACATAACCTATTATCGGTATAACAGAAAATGTTGCCCAAGTAGCTTCATTAATTACTCTTCTACCACCTTTTTCTAATAGATTAGTTACTTGCTTACCATCGTACATAAAGCAACCAAGTTCATTTGCCCATGCACATCCATAGTCAGTACGACAAACAGATGCTGAATGCAATACTCCTTTATGTCTATGTGTAGAATCTAATCTTTCAATCCCACCTGATACATCTAATATATATAATGTATCTTGTTTGAATTGTAATATCTTTCTACCATATGTTGCTAAAGCTGTAATAGATTCACCATCATCTACAGCTGCTTCTACTTTTCTAAAGTCAGCAAATGTATCAAACTGATTTATACCACTCTTATACATAGAGTCACTTTCAACACTAGTAACTCCTTTTTGGTCTGTTCTTCTTACATTGCCTACATACACAGTTCTACTAACAACAATAGCATGTTTCCACATTAAATCTAATCTATGTTCAGTAGTAGCATCAGCAGGTTGAGTATCAACCATAGCAGGAGTAGGAAATCTATATCCTAAATGATATTTACCTGGGTTAATTTGTGCATATTCAGCCATTATATATCCTTAAAAACTCTTTGTATTTTATGCAAACCCATTTTTCTATGCTTTGGATTAACCAATCTAATTTCTTTTTGCCAAAGGTTTCCATATATATTATCATATTTAACATTCTTTGAATCTTTTAAATCTTTATCACTATATACATATCTTTTTACTAATTCATCTTTATATTTATATAATGTATCACCACTCATCCTACTAACAACTTTAAACATTTGATCTACTTGAGCATCAATAGGTTTGTCATCTAACTCAACTTTATTATAAAAATAAGATAATACATGTTCCCACTCTTTGCAGTCATTTTCATTATCATATATAGCTATATCATAATCTCTTATATTATCTTCATTCCTAGCATAACTACCTGTGTAAAAAAATTCAAACCTGTTATTATATCTAGATTTGCAATGTTTAACTAAACTCTTAACTACTTCCACCATAGCCTCCATCATCTGGTTCAACAGGTGCTACTTTACCTGAATCAGTAATTGTTAATGTTTGTTGATTACTTACAACTATATTAAAATTTTCATCAAGTAAATCTATTGTAAAATTTGCAGTACCAGCTGCAGGATTCATAACTTCTATAGATATACTTTGTTCATTTGTATTTGATATTGCAAACTCAGTAGAATAAACAGGACTAACATTAAATCCAGTAACCCTTAAAACAAATCTTCTATTTGCACTAAAAGCTGTATTAGCTTGAACTTTAAAATTAGCACGAGATAAAGTATGCGATTCATAATATGTTGTACTTTGAGTAGATGAACCAGGCTGTGTTAATTCACTAGTTCCATCTCCATCACTATCATCAAATTTTACATGCCTAGTTCCACTATCATCCCAGTAATCTTTAGCACTATCTGTATCAGCATCATATTGTAACCATCCATGTTTACCACCATCAAGTAAATTAAAATGTTTTAATAAAAACCATTGTTCTGATGTATATGCTTTTGAATATACTTTCACACCAACTATTCTATTATCTTTTAATTGATTAGATGTAATAGTCCCATTATCTGAATCCATATGAGATATATATAATTGTATATTAAGTATATGATTATTTAATTGTATAGCATCTATTTTATCTATGGGTCCTTCTTGATTATTATCGTAAACAGGAGCAACTCCTATATCATATCTACCATTCCATTGACCATCTTCAGCTGTCCAGTATGAAACAGTTAATTTAGATGTAGTGTCATTACTATCACTTGGATCAATATCATTATTACCAGGTCCTTCAGTTTGTGAATTATGAAGTGCTAATGTTACAGGAAGGTCACTAAAGGCAGCTAGTTTTTGGCTTATAGCTTCCCAAGATGCTAATGTTGCTTCAGGTGTCCCAGCTTCAACTTGATAAAATTTATGATCTAAATATCCAAACCATTTATTAACATTATTAGCTGTCCCACCTCCATCGCTTATTCTTAATGCTCCGTCTACATTAAATATAGATATATCATTAGCTGTAGCTCCTCCTAATGCTATATTAGTATCTGTCCATGTATCAGTACCATTATCTTGAAATATAGCAAAGTCAACAGCATCATCATTATCTTGAACAAGTATATAATTAGTTGCTGATTCTCCATCAGCTACAGTACCATCAGCTCCTTTGTAATCACTTGAAAAAGCAAACAATCCTTTACCAGGGTTAACAGTAATGCTATTAAGTTCACCACTAACACTACCACTTGTAGATACATGCTCAGCAAGACCACCCATCATTCTTATCTGTCCAATCTCATCTACCATTACGTCAACTAAGTCAACGAACTCTGTTTCATCTAAGTCTCTAGCTGATGAACTATTATTCAGCCCACCATGAAACTGATTTAATTTATATATTTGTTTAGCCATTCTCTATGTCGTTCCATAACAAATCTTGAGAATGTTCAGGTAAGTCACAAATGCATTGTTCTTCTTCTACTTCAGGATCGTCATGCTCAAATAAATCATAACGCAATCCACCTTCAGCTCCGTATATTGAACCACCTTCTAGTGATTCATTTTGAAATCTTTCTTGATCTTCTTGATAATGTATAGCTTGTTCTATCGCCTGTCTGATTCCACGTCGCGATATGGGACTAACTTGTTTAAGTAATCTTTCCGTTTCTTGCATCCACCGCACTCCTTTATTGTGCCTCTTGATAATGCATTAATTGCTCTTGATACAGTATCTCCAAGACCTTTATCGTGATTAAATAAATCTACTCTTTTACCAGCCATTAGTATTTCCTATTCGCTGGAGGTTTTTTACCCATCCTTTTAAACATTCTTGCATTAGCAGCTTCAGCTCTATCCCAACCTACTTTATTTTTTTCTTCTTTAACACTTGTACCCGGTTTTTGAGTTTTTTTCATTTTAGCAAACTCACCTCTATAATTAAGGCAGTCTTGCTTTTTTTTTCCTGTGTATTTATCACATGCTTTTTTACTTGGCATATTATGTTTTCTCCTACCCCCAGTTTTTAACTTACTACCCTTGCCGGTATCTTTAGCTGACACACTACTGAGATTAAATGCATCTACCATAACTTCCATTTACTTTGAATTACTGCTTTAGCAACATCTAAAGCTTCTTTCATTACTTTATCTTTTTCTGCTTTAGTTAATTTTTTATCTTTCATTCCGTCTTCTAAGGCTTTAACTAACTCTCCAATTTGGATAACAATATTTCTATTCTTAGCCGTAACTGTAGTTGCATATCCAGCTATACCTAATCCAACCATATATAATAAATTAGACCAACTAACCCATTCGCTTATTATTTCCATGTTATTTCCTTTCTTTTAGGATTTCTTTAATTTCTGCGATGTCTTGCATCATCACATCTAGTTTGTAAGTTATTAAGTTTCTATCGGCATCCATTTCTCTTTTGTCTGCTTTTAATTCTAATTCTTTTCTTATTATATCTATATCATATTGCATAAATCCAAATGCAAGTATTATAGAACAAATAAGAGTCGCAATCGTTACTATATTTTCAACTGATATATTTGTATTTAATCTCATTAGTGCTTACCATTTATTCTACTTACACTTCCTTTTACTTCCATCATTACATCTGAAAGATCATTAATTTCTCTTACCATCTCTTCATGTCTTCTATCTCTAGTAGCATCTGAATTATTCCATCTATCTAACATTTTTAAAATGATTCCTTCAATGTTATCAATTTTTTGACTTTGTCCTTTATTTTCAATTTTTAAAGCTTCAAGAGCTTCTGCTTGTTCATCTGCTCTTTTACCCTGCTTAATATAACCATAAACAAATAAAGCAACAACAACTCCCATAGCACCGTATTCAGCATAGTATGATATAAACTCTTCCATTATTCTTCTTCTTCTTTCTCTTTTTTACATTCATCACAAACACCATTTAATGCTTGTAATATTGGTTTGTCACATTCTATACAATGAAATGGCATTGGCATTATTTCTGTTTCCTTTTCCAACTAAATGGATTTAAGTTTAATTCTTTTTCAAAAAATGATATACGTTCTTCCATTGCTTGTCTTTCTTTTTGTTCTTCAACCATATGTTTATCTACAAGCTCTTCAATGTTGGCAGTAGCAAGTTCCATTCTTCGCTCAAGTTCTGCAATTCTATTTGTAATTTGTAAGTATCCATAAATAATACCAGCGACAGCCACAAACAACTGACCAAGCCACTTAATGTTAATGTGAAGGGAAAAATTATCATCAATAACTCCCGCCCTGTAACTTCTTGCTGTCTTCGGCTTCTCACTCACTTTTTCTCCACTTTTTCCCATTGTTCATGACGATGACACCAGTTGTCTCCAACTAATATGCCACCATCAACAGTTGTTCTTACATACCAATGTTTTACACTATCTTGGTCTGTTATAATCATAAAGCTTGCAGTTAATGAATCCGATGGAGATATATCTAAATTACCTACAGACCATCCACTATTGCATCCAGTAATAGTAGTAATGATTACTAATATCATTAATAGCATTACAATCCACCAAAATAAAAGTTTCTTCTCATTTGATTTCAAATTATCCTCTATAAACTATTGCTGTATCATTAGCTCCAATAGTAACTGAGTTCCATCTACCATATATAGTACATCCTTCAGGAACTTCTACTGTTGTTAAACTATCCCATACATTACTATCAATTGATACTGCTGTAACTGTTCCACTAGCTGTATTATCTGCAATTACTTCAGTACCAACTAGTATAGTTATAGCAATATATGTATGAGAGTTTACAGTAGCGTTAGTAACAAGATCATAACCAGCTTGTCCCAACTTTACATTTAAAGCTTCACCTACATTATATCTATCCATATTATCCTACTTTATTTCTGTGGCAACACCATTAACTAATGTATGTTTACCAACTATTAACGGTCCAATTGTATCTGAATGTTCTTTTTTACATTCATCATTATAACTGGATTGAGCGGTAATCCAAGAATCAGTTCTTTTAACTACCGCCCCATCACTTGTAACTATATAACTCTTGTTCTGTGCATCAAAAGAAACTGTCTCATCATCACTAAATTTGTATGTTACATTTTTTTTAGTTCTAGGTTTAAAGATATATATCTTATGACCTTTTGTACACTTACGAACAAGCATTATGCCTCTGCTTCAGCCTCTTCAGCTTCTAGAGATTCCCTTAGTTTATTGATAAATGCTTCCTTACCAACTTCTAACTGATCACGCATAAACTGATTAGTATTAATCTTGCTTTGCATATCGTTAATGTGGTTTAATAG